TATTACTAGAATTGAGGTTGTTACTAGATTTCAGAGTACAACTGGTGGTGATTTACAAGCTAATACAATTATGAGTGATATAATGAATTTAATTATAACTAAAAATCAAAGTGCATTTGATTTAACATCTAATAATTTTAATTGTTATGCAGTTCAAAATTCTGGCGTAACATATTTACAAGAGGATTTAACAGACCATACATATTTTAGGGCAATATTAGAATTATCAAATAAAGTTGAACAAACAAATTAAAAAAAATGGCATTACAAGACATGAAAATATATACATTTAACACATTAGCCCTAGGATTATCAATGACAAACATTGAAGTTACATTAAGAATTATTTTGCTAATTGCAACCATAATTTATACAATACAAAAAATAAAAAGTAAAAAACAAGATGGCAACAAAAATTAGCGAGGATACTAACGTACAACTAGATTTAAAAACAATAGGAATTATTATTGCTGGTACAATTTCACTAGCTAGTATGTGGTTTACATTACAAGGCGATATAACTGATTTACAAAATAAAATTGATAATTTTTCTGGTGATGAATTTGTACAACAAATGGAGTTTAAATTTAAAGATGAATTAATCAGAACTAATATTGTTCAAATTGATAAATTAACAGAAAACATCAAAGAGGATGTTGAGGAAAATAAAGAAGCAATAAAAGATTTAGAAGATAAAGTTTATAAAAAAAGATGAAAAAATTTATATTATGTGTGATATTTGTATTGGTTGCGGTTTGTGTTAATGGTCAAGATTTAAAATTATTGCATATCAATGCAAAATGGAATCAATCTAACAATTTTGATTTAAAGGGTGTTAAAAATTGTATAATTAAATATGCATTATTAGAGGACCAGGTGCCATCTTTAAAAGCACAAATAAAATCTGTGCCAGTAATAATATTACTTGACAAAAATGGCAAACCTAGAGGCCAATGGAAAGCTGATTTAACATTTAAAATTACAGCTACTAAAGATGAAATACAGCAAAGAATAAATACTATAATGCTAGAAGGTGAAAGGCCTAGAAGGGCAACAACAAACTAAAAATAAATTATGATTAGTAAACATATTTCTGAAAAAGAAGCTACTAAGAGCATTACAGCAATGAGATTAGGACTAGCAAATACGCCAGATGGCAACATTTTATCTAATATGAAAGCAGTTGCGGAAAACATATTTGAGCCACTTAGAAAATGGGTTGGTGGTCCAATAAAGATTAATTCTTTTTATAGGTCTGAGGCACTTAATAAAGCTATTGGCGGTGCATCAAAAAATGGTAAACAAACCTCGCAACATTGTTTTGGATATGCAATGGATATTGATGATATCTATGGCCACAAAACAAATGCTGAAATGTTTAATTATATAAAAGAAAATTTAAACTTTGATAGCATGATATGGGAGTTTGGTGATAGTACAAATCCTGACTGGGTCCATGTTAGTTATGTAAGTGATTCAGTTAATAGAAACCGAATATTAAAAGCGGTTAGAGACAAGGGTAAAACTAAATATATAGATATTACAAATAGTTAAATGAATTGGGAATTTGCAATAGTAGAAAAATTAACTACTGGCCCATTATTAGGGTTTAGCTACTATCCAGCAGATGATTTAAATGACTGGACTGAATTTAATTTATATTTAATATTGTTTGTTATGCATTTTAAATTTTATGAAAATGAAAAAAATAATTGAAGTTTGTATGATGATTTTAGTTTTATTAATTATATCTATTTTTACAATATATCCATTAAGTTAATATTATGAGTGATAAAAAAAAATTCAAAGAAACTACTGTTGGTAAATTATTATTTGGTGCGGCATCAATGATAAACCCAACATTAGGCAAAGTATTAAGTGGTGTAAGTTCACCGCAAGAGGCATTATCTGAAATTGGTAAATCAAAAATTTCTAATGATGATAAAATAAAGCTCCAACAAATGATTTACGACCAACAAAATAAAGAAATGCAAGAAATTTCTAATAGATGGATTGCTGATTCCAAGGGTTCTTGGCTTTCAAAAAATGTCCGCCCTATGGTTTTAATATGGTGTATAGTTGTATTTAGTTTTGCTGGTATATTAGATAGTATTGATAATGTTGGATTTACTATAAATGCATTATGGAATGATACTTTTGAAAAAATAATGATGTCAACTGTAATTTCTTATTTCGGTTCCAGGGGTATAGAAAAATCAATAAATGTTATTAAAAAATAAATAAACAATGGAAACTATAAAACACATTTTTGGATTTTGTGGCGAATCACATCCAAATATATTTACATTAATTTTAGTTATAGTATTATTTAAAATTTTAATTTATAAACTATATAAAGCTAAATTTAACAATGGCTAAAAATATAGATAATAATTACAGAAAAAAGCAAAAAAAAAGGCGGCCTGGTGTACATTCTAAAAATGCATCTAAAAGTCAAAATGGCTATAAGAAAAAATCTAGGGGTCAAGGAAAAAGAAGGTAGCTAAAATTGCTTAAATTTGTAGTTTAAAATAAATATATGGCTACGACATTTACTGGCTTAAGGGTTCAAGATACTTATAATGCAATCCTAAAAATAGGCGATAATACAAATTTAACTGGAACTGCAAAACTACTAAGCGATGGCCTTGGTAATGCATCCTCTGTTTATTTATCGACTACAAGACTAGGTATTGGTGTAACTCCAACCTATCAATTTCAAACAAGTGCAAACGCTAAAATTGGTGGTAATTTGATTATTGCTGGTGATTTAACAGTAAATGGTACAACTACGATTATTGATTCAACAATTATTGCTATTGGCGATAATATGATTGAAATGGCCAAGGGCAATACAGCTAATACAAAAGACATTGGCTGGTATGGTAAAATAGTATCTACTGGTACTAAATATGTTGGAATGGCTTATGATGCATCAACTGGTATTGCAACTCCAAAATTTAATTTAGGTTTTGGAACTGTTGAGCCAGGGAATACATTTGCAACTACTGTTACTGGTACTTTGGTTGCTAATTTAGAGGGTAATGTAACAGGTAACTTAACTGGTAACGTAACAGGTAATGTAACAGGTAATGTAACAGGTAACTTAACTGGTAACGTAACAGGTAATTTAACTGGTAATGTAACAGGTGGCACAATAACTGGAACAACTGGGGATTTTAGTGGCGATATATCAACAACTGGAATTACAGTTGATAGTAGATTAGTAATACAAAATTCATTAATTTATGATAATGCAGTTAATGGTAACAATAAAGGATTTGGTATTGGTGGAGCTGGGTTAGTTCCTCTAAATGGCTCTGGTGTAGATACAAATAATCTAGTTGATATTGGAACATCAGATTATAAATTTAAAAATTTACATTTATCAGGTTTTATACAAGCAGATGGAAACATTACAACAGATGGTTCCTTAACAGTTAATGATGGAAATAATTTAGTAAAACTTAGTGGTGGTGCAAATAGTATTGGTGAAATTGAATTAAAAGATAGTACCTCAGTTTATTTACAAGGTTGGGGTTCTGATTTTAGAGTTGCTGTAAATGGTGATTATACCAATACTGCATTGACTATTAATAGTTCAAAAAATGCTTTTTTCTATGGTAATGTAAAATTAGCTAGTGATAGTAATTTACTACAATTTGTAAGCTCTGGGTCAACCGACACTACTGATATATATCGAGATGCAAGTAATGTTTTGCATATAAGAAATACAGCAGATTCATCAATATTTAGATTATATAATAGTGGTAATTTATTAATAACAGGTGATGTACAAACAGATGGTACTTTTATAAATAATTCAGCACCAGATGATGAGGTTGTTCAATTTATACAAAGTGGTAGAAAAACAGCATTAAAAACACATTTTTCATCATCATCAACTGGTAGTTATTTAGATTTTAGAATTTCAAATGGAGTTACTGATGGTGGCTTTAGTACACCATTAAGATTATATCCTGACAGAGTTGATATAACAACTGCTGAGTTTGATACAATAAAAACAAACAATATTGCAAAACTAACTACTGGCTCACCAATCTTAATAAATTCGGGTTCAGATTTATCCCACGCTTTAAGGGTTTATTATGACATGAGTTTATACAATACTTTAAATTTTACTAATGCTAGTTGGGCAACACAAGGTCGTATTTCAGGTTCTAGTGGTATTTTAACATTGGCTGGTGGTTCTGGTACAAGCACAATATTTATAAATTCAACTGACCAGGTTAGTATTAGAAATAATGCTGATTTAGGTACTTACACTAGATTAGGGATTGCTATGGATGTTACTGGTAATGCCGCCAATTTAGATGAGTCAACTAATTATAATGCAATGAGTATTGCACCATATAGAGTTGGTTCTAGTTATGGAATGTATTTTGGTGGTGGTCATGGTTCAAGTAGCTCAGCTGGTTTTATACAATCAGCAAAAATTGATGGCACTGATTCATCAACAATTAGTTTGAATCCTTTTGGAGGTGCTATCGGAATTAATACTGGTGTAAGTGACCCATCAAGTACTTTGCATATTAAAGGTAGTTTTCGTACACATTCTACTGGTACATATCCAATGGGTATTTTAAATGAATTTGTTAGTACCTATGTTAGTAGAACAAAATTTGGTAACATAGCAACATCATCAAATCTTGAAATATATTATGACATTTCTGGTACTGAGGAAGCTAGAATAACTAGAAATTATACAGCATCCAAATTAAAATTTATGAGGGGTGCTGTAACAGATATGGAAATTAGCGGTACTGGAAATGTGGGCATAGGTGTTACACCTTACTCTTATTCAAGATTAACTACTGAAGGTTCAGACAATACAAGTTCTAATTATGCTTTTATTGCTTATAAAGAAAATACAGACGCTATTCTTTCTTGTAGAAATGATGGTAATGTTTTTATACCTGGTCAAGGAAATTATTTAAAATTTGGCGGTTATAGTTACATTGGTGAAAGTTTAGATGATTTACATTCTTTAACAATCGCATCTGATTTTACTGAATCAATAAGATTTGCACATTATAATAGAACAACATCAGCTTATGAGCTGAATATGATAATTGATGATAATTCAAGAGTTGGAATTAACACACCATCCCCAACAACACTTTTACATCTTGACCAAGTATCAAATGATAGAGCTGGTGGTTTATATATTGAAAGAAATGGTAGTAATTATGGTTTAGCGGCATTTGTAAACACAGGTGGTTATGGAATCATTGGAAGTGGTGGGGATTACAATCTTGATATAATAACAATGAATTTTAGTACTGGTAATGTTGGAATTGGAATTTCCGACCCATCAGCGGCAAAATTAGTTGTTAACTCTAGTTCAAACCCACAAATATTAGTAAAAAAACAAACAAGTGGTGGTGGTGCTGAAATATTATTTGAACATAATTCTGGTGGTACTCAATATGCTAGTATAAAATACGACCAATCTGGTGATAATCAATTATACATAACAACTGGTTATGATTCGCCAAATGATTTAAACAGAATTTATTTGCAACCTGGTGGCGAAACTGCTTTGACTTTATTTGGTGGTAATAATTCAACTGGTACTGCTGGAACTGTTACTTTAAATGTAAACGCTTGGTTAAAAGGTTATGCTGTTGCAAATTCAACACAACAAAATTTAATTCGTAGCCGAGCTATGGGTTATCCTGGCTATTATGGTTTACAAATTGGTCAAGAAACTAATCATATTGCTTTATTTATTGACCCTGGCTCTGTCTCTGGTGGTTCTTTTAGTGGGAATATTAATGAAATAATGATACCAAATAAAGTTGTTTTTGAACAAGCAAACTCAGCTGGTAACAACTGGCTTTATGGTCAATCAATAACTTTAGACAATGGAAAGCTAGGGTTAGGAATAATGTCGCCATCAACTAAATTTCACATTCAAGATGGTACTGGTGGTGGCAACCCAACTGATTCAAGAACTAAATTATATATAGATTCTAGCGGTGAAGCATACATAGGTATAAACGTACCTACAAATTCTTTTGGTGGTATTAGATTAGCCGCTGGTGGCTCTAATAAAGCATTTTTTGAATTATATGATAATACAACACAAGGTCAAAAATTAAGTTTAGGTACTGTTGATGCTAGGGATGTTGTTATTAATACTACTAATACTGAGCGTTTAAGAATTAACTCTAATGGTAATGTTAATCTTTTAAACACTAGCTCAACTGATAGCAGACATTTTGGAATAACTAATGCGGCTGGAACAACTGGTTGGACATTTGGGAATGGTGTAATTGCAAATTCACATCAATTTGTTATTTATGATAATACAGCTGGTGATGATAGATTGTTAATAAATAGTAGTGGGGGTGTTGGAATAAACTGCGATGCTGGAAGTTATCGTTTTAAGATAAACAGTACACAATCAGAAACCGAAGCTATTAGGGTTGAAAAACCTTATAGCTCAGCACGAAATATCGGTAGTGTTGTACATGGCAACAACTTTGTAAGGAATTCCTACGATACGTTTACAATAGCACAATCAGATGTTTCTTGTTTAGTAATAACAGAAACTGTTGCCGCATCAAATCAAGGTGTTGAGCAAAGATTAACATTGACTGCTGGTGATGGCAAATGTGTTATTGGTACATCATCAACTATAACTAATGGAATGTATTTTAATGTTGCTAGGTCAACAAACTCACCTGGTTATGTAGCAACAAATGGAATTACAGCATTACGTTTGACTAATAATGGTGATGCAACTTTTTATGCAAATGCAATAGTTCCAAATAGTGTATATGTTGGTGATTACATATATCACAAAGATGATACAAACACTTATATAAGGTTTACAGAAGATACATTTACATTTAGAACTGGTGGCGATGATAGAGCTATTTTAAATAATAACGCTTTAAATGTTGGACCAGGTACAACAACCTCATCAACAGTAAATGATGGACCGCTAAGAGTTTGTAATAACTCGACTGGTCAAACTAATATGGGTAGGGGTAGTATTGCTGTTCAATTAGGACCAAAATCAACTAGAACTGCTACTGTTGGTAATTTTTATGGTGGTATTACTTGGAATGGTTTATTAAATTATGGCAATGGCACAGGTTATGATATAGCACCTCATGTATGGGTTGGTGCAAAAATGAAAGATTTTCCTGGCTCTGAAAGGTCAAGTTTTGTTGTAGGTGTTAAATCTGGTTCTGGTTCTACTGGAAGTGGTAATAATATTCCAGTTGAAAGAATGGAAATTGATTATACTGGTAAAATGACTGTAAGTGGTAATATTTTAGCTACTGGAACAATTACAGCTAATGGTGATATAATAGCTTTTTCAGATAAAAGATTAAAGGAAAATATAAAACCTATTGATAATGCACTTGAAAAAATAACAAAATTAGAGGGTGTTAGCTATAATAGAATAGATATTGATGATAAATCTAATAAAGTTGGTTTTATCGCTCAAGATGTCAAAAAAGTATTGCCAGAGGTTGTAAGTGATAATGAGAAATATTTAGGTGTTAGCTATGGTAACATGACAGCAGTATTGGTTGAAGCAATAAAAGAACAACAAAAACAAATTGTATCTTTACAAAAAGAAATTAATAATTTAAAAAATAAATAAAATGGCAGAAATTACTTATAAATGGCAAGTAGATAGCATGAATGAGGACCCTATACTAGATGATTTAGAAAATGTTGTAACTTATGTTGGTTTTAGTTATGTTGGAACTGAGCCAATAGAAAATCCTAATGACCCAAAATCAAATTATTGGATTGGATATTATAGTACAAATAAAAAACTTTCACCACCAGACCCAAATAATTTTAAACCATTAAATGAATTAACTGAAAGCGAAGTTTTAAGCTGGGTTACTGGCGAATATAATGTTGATGATTTAAAACCTAGCATACTACAACAAATAAACGACCAAAAACACCCAACAAATATTCCAATAAATTTACCCTGGAATAAAAAAGATGTATAATTATGGCTTGTCCAAATATTGCAAATGATGAAATCTCAATGTTTAAAACTGGTCGTGAGAGAACTGGAGCTGGTTATGATTCTAGTTATAATCTAAGCACACCAATATATATGTCTGATTTACAAAGATTATCTGGTGGTAATACAAGTGGCTCAGGTCAAAATTATCCAGCAGTAAATACATTAAATCCAGTTGAAAACCGACCAGATGGTGAAAATCCATTGCAAATGAGTGAATTTAGTGAGTATAACCAAAATGTAACAAGGTCAGCATTTAATTATATATACAGCTCATCTAGTAGTTCAAATGCTTGTCAAGCTGGTATTCCCTCACCAACTCCTTATTTTCATACTGATGTAAATAATTTGGTGCCAGATGCTGGTGGTGGTCAATATACTGCATATACAACTATAAGTGGCTCAACAGTTGTTGCGGCTGGTTACTATTCAATTTATTCAACTGGTAATTTTCCTAGTGCAAGTGGAAAATATATGCAAGTAGGTAGTAATGGTGCAATTTTATCAATAGGTAATTGTTAAAATAAATTCTTAAATTTGTATAATTAAATTTTTAAAAAATGAGCAAACTAGAGGAAAAAGAGTTACAAGAATTAAAGCAAACAATAGCTAAACCAAACCAAATTGCAACTGAAATTGGTATGCGAGTAATTGCATATAAATCTATTGACAAACTTGTTGATGCATTTGGTGAGGCATCTAAAGAACAACAAGAGTTAATGAAATCAATTGAGGAAAAACATGGCAAAGGTTCTTTAAATATTGATACTGGCGAAATTACACCAATAGAGGAATAATGCCAGTTTTAAATGCCAGTAGCTTTTTATTATTAAAAGATACAACAGTTATTGGTCATTCTAAAAGCACATCATTCAATATTAATGTAGATACACCAGAATCAACTACAAAAGATAGTTTAGGATGGCGTGAAATTATACCAGGTGTTAAATCTGGTACAATTAATTGTGAGTGCTTAACTGATTATTCTAACAGCTTAAATTTTGATGAAATTGCCGACATGATTATAACTCGGCAAAAAGCAGTTTTTTATTTTAAAGATACTGTAAACACTAAATTAATAGTTAGGGGTGAGGGTTTTATTGTATCGGTTGATGAAACTGCGGAGTTTGAAAATGCAACCTCTTTTAACTTAGACATAAATTTAACTGGTATTTTTACAGTTAGTGATGCATCTGAGGGTAAAACATGGGATAATGTCTTTGAAAAATGGGAGGATATTGCTACAAACTGGGAAAATGTATAAATATTTTATTTGTATATTTGTCTTAAATTAATAATTAAAAAATATAAATTATGGCTACTGTTGGAGTATTTTCTGGAACTAACTTATTACTAAAATTTGCCGCTGATGGTGGTTCACCAGCATCAATTGGACATTCAACATCTTGTTCACTTTCACTATCTAATGATTTGCCAGAGGCAACTACAAAAGATAGCAATGGTTTTCAAGAGGTTATTGCTGGTGTAAAAAGTGGTGAAATTAGTTTTGAAGGTTTAGTTGCTTATGATGATGCAAATAATGCTATTGAGGCGGCTGATTTTCTTTTAGCTAGGACAAAATTAGATTGGTCTTTTGGAACTGCCGCTACTGGGGATGAAGTTTATTCTGGTGAGGGTTTTATTAGCTCAATTGAAATGAGTGCCGAAATGGAATCACCAGTATCTTATTCTGGTTCGATTACTGTTACTGGTGCAATTGCTAAATCAACTAACTAAGAAAAATAACATATAATCTAAAGGGGTATAGCTTAAGGAAACTATACCCTTATATATATATAAATTATGGCAAACAAGAAACGAGGGTACTACACCCTAAAACTAGGTGGTAAAATGCGAACTATGCATTTTTCGATGAATTTCTGGTCCAACTTTACTGAACAACTTAATATTTCACTTGACCAAATAGGTGAGGTTTTTGCTGGTGGTATGTCTATAAAAGGCATTAGAGCTTTGATATATTCTGGCCTATTGGCACATGACCAAGAACAAGGTAATGATATTGACTACAATGAATTTAAAGTTGGAATGTGGCTTGAGGATTTTGATTCTGAAAAATTAAATGATGTGGTAAATGCAATGATGGAATCAAGAATTTTAGGTAATGACTTAAATATGGGAGTTGCTAGAAAT